CCTTCTCCTTCGCCTCCTTCTCCTTCGCCTCCTTCGCCTCCGCCACCTTATTCTTTGCTGCTTTCTGCCGCGCAATTTTTTGTATATTGGTCGCCGCCGCCGCCGCCCTCTCCTCTTCCGCAAATATCTTATTGGTATCCTTAATCAAGTTTTGGTATGGTGGTTTTGTCTTTGCCTTTAGGTTTTTGTTTTGGGATGATTTTTGTGTCTTTTTCGTTGGAGATAGTCCTTCTTCTAGCAACGCATTTAGATTTACATTGTCCTTGGGCTTTTTAGTAGCAGCATTTTTGTTTTTGTTCATTTTCTCTATAATTATGTGTAATGGTTTTGCGTATCCCCTCATTGTTTTAAGAATTTCTTTATTATCGTATTCTGCCAGCAAATCATCTGAAACGTTCGTTACGAGGAGTCCGTCATTACCTTTTTTGTGTCCATTTAAAAAGTTTATTCGTTCATTCTCTGGTATATTTTTAATAATTTCTAGGAGTTTTTTATAATTATTAACATCGTCCTCCTGCATATTTAGGTCGTTAACCTCATTTATATAAGGCCATATGTTACTTGGTACAAATTCTCCCCCCACAATTTTTTTCTTACCCCCATTCTTCTTTGATTGGTGCTCTTTAATCCGATTAATTTTCTTTCTATTTTTGGGTGATTTTGAAGTAGCCATTATATTATATATACTATAATATAATCTCATACATTTTTCTCATATATTTTGCAAGATAATAACTAAAAACTCAATTAAACTTAACCACAATTTCAACTTCCTCTTTCTTAATACATTTACAAGCAGAAACAGATAATTCCTCGCGTTTTTTACGTGTTTTTCCATTCTCTGAACCGTCTAAAGACATTTTACGCTTTGACGTGCTGTTACGTAGATTCATATCCTTCTCGATCGCACTATAATTTTTTTCAATATAATCCACAATTTTATTTTCCAATGCCCATTTAAAAAAATTCAATTGTCCAATCGTAGTTTCCATACACTTCATATCGTCATATGGGATACTGATGCGTTCCCAACGACAAAAAGGGTCAAACCTCTTTTTACTATAGGCCTTCAACTTCAACTTATAATCATTATATACCTTAAAACGCCGCATTTCCCCCACCGGGTTCTTCAATTCATATACAGTAAAATTCTTTTTTGCATAATTTGTAACAAACCAATCTACGATACGTAATGAAATATTGGACTCACCATTAATAATAGAAGACATACGAGTGAGTAGCGCCTTATCATCATAAAACCGACGTAAATTATTCATTAGTACTTCATTTTGTGTAGAATAACGTGCAACTGACATAGTAATAGTATTTAACTTACGTTTTTATATTCATTTTTCTGGTCTTTCGTTTTATGCGTCTTTATTTTTATCGTGATAATCCATTGAAACCATTCCGTATTGTGCCATTACATTTCGCTCGTGAATATTACTATTCATATATTTAATATTGATTTCCAATCTACCAAGTTCAGTTATACGCGACTTTGATAACGTATCATAATTAGATGTAGGAGATGTCCCACACATAGACATGATTCGTTCCTTAGTAATAGGCGAATTCAAGTTATATTCCTCAGATAGCGTGCGGTCGTTTATCGTGCGGTATAAGTTTTTTACACTACTTTTATCGCTTTTATGAATGATATCTTTGGGTTCAGACATGATGAATGTTTTGAATAAAAACAGTATTCGGTTGTTTTTATTCAATTTTTACAGTAATATAGTATTTTCATAAACAACTCAATTTACTACCCAAAACTCGGTAATAATGTTCGTTATACAATAGATTTTTATCCAATGCTTTGGCTAGAGTTTTATCACTCATTTTCATTGTTCTGATACAATCATATTTACACGTAAATTCTCGCACTAAATTGTTTTCGGCATCATATTGACCTACTCCGCTCTTATAGAGTTTGGGTTCTCCATATTTGGTAATGAAATCTTGTTGTAAATCTACAGCACACGAATCATACAATTTGTAGTAATGTCCTTTCGCCAAACTAAATTTTTTCACCACAGTGTCCAATGATGTTATTGAATTGTATCCATTCAATCTACACGCAACTTTTCTATCCAAATATACATTGACTATCGCTGTTTTTTCTTTATTCAGTTTTGCAACATAACCCACATTTTGCATTTTGGTTTCCTTAGTTGGTTCTAAATTTACAACAATGGTTGGGTCAAGCTCTCTATCCACCAATAACCATCGGAATCCACAATATATCGTGTTTTCGGTTATTGCTTTATTGATGCTCGGTCGTTTTATTAGGTTGTTTTCTTTCATACATTCGCTTACTGACTCATACACTTTCACTAATAATAATGTATCGGGGTTGATTTTTTGTAGTCTTGGTCCCAATGTGATTAACGGGGCATTGAAATTCGTCGTCGTTTTAGTTTGCATAGAATTCAGTCGTTCCACTATATTTTTATTTGTTTTTTCCAAATCGTCTATTTTTACTGATAATTGTTTGATAGTTGAAATCAACTCTTGGATTAGTGGATTGGAATTTTGGTTATTTTTCATTTCTGTCATCAATTTGAGTTTCTCATTCTCCAATTCTAATCTTCCAATTTCATTATCATTGAAATACTTTATATTGTTACTAATAATATTCAATAGTGTTTGGTAAGATATATTTTTACCTATCAAAAAGAGTTCCAATTCGGTTTCGTGCCCTTTCAATGAATTTACTCTATTTCCACGAACAGATTCATGGTCTTTAATGAATGTTTCAAAATCTTTACTTTTATTCACTGTGAAACAATCCAATAATAAACATTCCTCATATTTATGTTTGTGTTCTATGTATCTCGCGGTGATGCCTCTACGGCTTTCACCAACTTTGATAATATATTGTCCGTTCTCCAATGTCTTTACTTTGATAATATAAAATATAGAACCAATCGTCGCATACTCATTCAATAATATTTTTTCCCTTTCTATAATTTTTTGCTGGGCCAATTTTTGATCTAATTCCTTGTTCTTTTGGTCTTCCAAATGTAGTAATTGATTTTTTAGTTCATCACTTTCTTCTTTCATTATTTCTTGCAATATTTCTTCCAATTTGATAAAATAATTGTGAATTTCATCTGCTTTTTTTGTTCCCGCTTTCAAACAGAACTTCTTGAAAGTGTTTATATTTAACATAACAATTTCTTTGTTGTGTCCCCCTCTTGTATCTTTTTTTTCTTCACCTACTTGTGCAGCATTATTGTTTTGCTCCACTTTCGGGTGAAGCAAAAACTGATAATCTTTATTAATAATAAACAATTTTTCAATTAATCGTTTTGCAGTCCATTTAGAAGTAAACCCTAACCATTTCCATACATTATCAAGGTCTATTACAAAATCGTTACTGTTATAGTTCAAATAACAGTAAAAACTTGCCAAAAACATCTGTTGTTCGTAATTGTTAAATTGTTTTTCAACCTTTTCAACTAATTTAGACTGATAATTTCCACTGAACTTAGTGTTCGGGTTGCATTCAATAAGCTTTACGATGTCTACACTCATTTTATATAGTATATTGGACGGTTTCTTTTATATTGTTGTTTGGTTTGAACAACAAAAAGCATTATTGGTAGATTACCAAAATATAACAAACTGAAGGAAGTATTTTATTGCTCTTCTTTTAGGAAGAGCAAAAAGAATATCGGTCACCCACCAGGGGTGTGCGTAGTATGTACTACCTTCTCAGTATTGTCTAAATTGTTTATTGTTGTTCGTATATTAGCAATATCGCTCGCCAACCAAAGCAATAATATTTTTGCTCACCCACAAGGCAAAGCAAAACTCACACGATAGTCGCAGTGGTTTATAAATTCAAAAGAAAAAAACACCATTAATATATATTTACTTTACAATAATATAGTTTATATAGTATTGTATTATTATTATTTTCCACAATATCACTGCGCATATGCAGTGAATTTAATTGGAGTAAGCAACACCAGCCATACCACTCATGACTCTAAGGACATTGTAATTGACGGCATAGACACGAACCTTGGCGGTATTGACTCCAGAGACGGTTCCGGAGGAAAGGACAAGCTGCAAGACAGCGTTATCGATTCTGGAGAAATTACACGTGCCACTAGGCTGGTGTTCCTCAGGCCTTAGGGCAAAGGAATAAACATTAATACCGGTATCAGGAGCTCTGGTATGGTGTTGGAAAGGTTGAACGACGTCAAAGTAAGATCCCTCTCTCTCGGAGAACCTATCTTGTCCGTTAAGTTGAAGCTTAGCGGTGACGACAGGGTTCTCTCCCCAACAATGCATATCAAGGGCAGTCTCGGCAAGGACGAAAGTTCCGGCATCGGAAAGTCCAGCAGTAAATCCACCACCGATGGCACTAACAGAAGCGGCATCGGCATCACCTAAGGTGTTACCGTTAACGAAGTTCGCAGTCTCATCAGCACCGAACGCTCTGACAGCATTTGGAAGGGCGTCGATAGCATCAGTATAATTGAAAGGTTGGGCACCGAGGGTCTTGAAAAGAGTCTCACCAGCAACCAACGAGTTACAGTAATCAACATTGGCATCACTCTGGACAACCCAAACAAGTTCCTTACAAGGGTGATTGAAGTTCAACTTGATCTTATTGGAGGAAGATCCAACAGACTCATCACCAGTGAACTGGAGTTGTTCAAAGAGGTACTCGTGTGGGTTCTGGGCCATCTTTCTTCTCTCGTCAGTATCGAGGAAGATATAATCGACATAAAGAGAGGCAGCAACGAGGGATTGTTGGTAAGCAGCAGAGACTTGCTTTCCAGTAGTACCCAAAGCACTAACAGCCCATAGGCACTCCCCAATAGGTCTGAGGTCCAAGTTGATCTTGACTTCGTGGTATTGGAGGGCAATAAGTGGAAGGGCAAGTCCAGGGTTTCTGCAAACCAGAATTGAAGAGGAATATAAA